GGCTGAGTGCCTGCGCGTGCTGAAACCCGGCGGGCACCTGCTGGCGTTCGCTGGCACGCGCACCCAGCACCGCATGGCCGTGCGCATTGAAGATGCAGGGTTTGAGATTCGGGACATGATCGCGTGGGTTTATGGCAGCGGTTTCCCCAAATCGCTGGATGTGAGCAAGGCGATTGACAAGATGGACGCTTCACAGGAACAGCTTGCGCGGCGGTATCGGTTTACCAACTGGATTCGCTCTTGCGGTGTGAGTTCGCGCCAGATTGATGAAGCCACCGGAACAAATATGGGCGGGCATTACACGACACAGGCCAGCCAGCCCGCAATTATGACCAGAGAGCATTTAGAAGCCTGCCGCCATCTGTTTCCCGACATTCCGGCATGGGTAGAGCAAGAGGCAGATATTCGGAGTGTTGAAAGCAAGAACTTTGCCGAGCGCGAGGTTGTCGGGTTGCAGAAAAACGCAATGTCTGGATGGAATATGGACGGCACAACAAAGTTTGCTGACCGCAACATCACCGCCCCTGCCACCGAAGCCGCAAAGCAATGGCAAGGATGGGGCACGGCCCTCAAGCCTGCCCTGGAGCCGATCACCATGGCCCGCAAGCCTTTGATTGGCACGGTGGCCGATAACGTGCTTGAACATGGCGCGGGTGGGTTGAACATTGATGGGTGTCGAGTGGTCATGCAGCCCGGCGACACCAAAGGCGAATTTGGCCCACGCAGCGTTGGTCTTGGCGAAAACAACACCAATGGCATTTACGGCGGCGGGTTTGCCAGGCAAGACGCTGATGAAAGCAAAGGCCGCTGGCCTGCAAACCTAATCCACGATGGCAGCGATGAAGTGGTGGCGGGGTTTCCACAAAGCAATGGAATGATCGGCATGACAAAACACGCAAGCGGGACTAACTCTGTTTACGGGGATTATTTCCGCACTGACAAGTCTTTAGGCGGTTCAGGCTCTCCTGATAAAGGCAGCGCCGCCCGTTTCTTTTACTGCGCCAAAGCAAGCCGAGCCGACCGCAACAAAGGAATGCAAAGCGGCGATAAGCCCGCCGTGGGTACCGGGGCCACGATGCGCGAGCGCGAGGATGCTGACTGGAAGGCCCGTAATGGCAACCATCACCCAACAGTCAAGCCCACCGACCTAATGCGCTACCTCTGCCGCCTTGTCACCCCGCCCGGTGGCGTTGTCCTTGACCCCTTTATGGGTTCGGGCAGCACGGGCAAGGCCGCGATGCTCGAAGGTTTCCGCTTTGTCGGCATCGAGCGCGAAGCTGAGTACCTAGCAATTGCCCGGGCACGGATAGAGGCGGCAACCACGCCAGAGCCAGAGGCTGAAAAGCCCGCAGCACAAACCCCAAAGCCAAAGCCCGCAACCAATCGTCAAAACGACTTGTTCTCGGAGGCCGATTAATGGACCGCGTAAAAGTCGAATTGAACAGCCCCCAGCAGGCCTACCAAGTGCTCACGCAAACAGTTTGGCCTGCCGCAAAGGCCCATTTAATGGCAGGCACGCAGTTGGTGCTGGAGGTGCGCGGCAAAAAGCGCAGCGATGCCCAAAACAGCTTGATGTGGAGCTGTGCTGGCGACCTGAGCAAACAAGTCAAATGGTTTGGCAAGCACTTAACGCCCGAGGGCTGGGTGCGATTTATCACTGGCCACCTGAACGGCCAAGAGTTGGTACCGAACATGGATGGAACCGGCTTTATTTCGCTGGAAAAAGGCAAGTCCACCAGCGACATGACGATCAAAGAAATGACCGCCGTGATTGAGCTTATGCACGCATTTGGGGCTGATCAAGGTGTAAAGTGGTCACCGACAAGCCAAGGGAGATTGACCCATGAAGCATGAATACAAAGACAACAGTCAGCGAACAGCCGAAAAGCTACTGCGAGGCCAGCCAAAGGCCAAGCCATTCGGCAAGCTGATAGGCGGGCACTTTTACACGGGCACAAATAGCCTGCACTGGACAAAGCAAAGCAGGGCCTTGCAGCTTTTTTGGCGCATCAAATTTCGCAAGACAGGCGGCGTCAATGCGTAAATGCAAGGCTTGCAAGACCCCATTTACGCCAACCAGGCCCCTGCAAAACTGGTGCTCAGTCGAGTGCGCCGTGAAGCTGGCAGAGCAGGCGCTGACCAAAAAGAAGGCCAAGGACCAAGCCAAGGACCGCAAGGAAACCCGCGAGAAGCTGGACGCCATGCGGACAAAGCCTCAGTTGGTGAAGGCCGCGCAGATCGCTTTCAATGGCTTCATTCGTGCCCGCGACCACGGGAAGCCCTGCATATCCTGTGACAGACCCCATGACCCCACGCCAAACGCATGGGATGCCGGTCACTACCGGAGTGTCGGGAGCGCAAAGCACATGCAGTTTGTCGAGGACAACGTACACGGCCAATGCAAGCACTGCAACCACCGCTTGGCCGGAAACCACGTCGAATACCGCAAAGGCTTGATTGAGCGCATTGGCTTGGCCGCTGTCGAGCGCATCGAGGCCGACCAGACCGTGAGAAAGTACACCAAAGAGGGCCTGATCGAGCTGGCCCGCCACTACAACGCCGAAACCCGAAAACTCAAAAAGGAACACCCATGAGAAAATCCAATCATCACGAGCTTCGCGCATTGCTCAGAGCCAACCCGGACGGCCTGACCGTCAAACAGATCTGCGACATTACGGGAAAGCAGGACTCTGTCACACGGCGAGCCCTTGACGGCATGGCCGATGTTTACCGAGATCGATGGCTCGATCGTGGACCCCACCGGGGGGGGCGGCCAATCGCTGTTTTCGTTGCCGTGCAAGTCCCCGAAGACTGCCCCAGACCCGATGTAAAATCCAAGCGAAGATCACGAGGTATCACCGACGCTCAGGGGTGCTGAAAGCGTCCCGCTGGAGCACAGAGTTAGATGCGAACGACAAAGGATAGAACCATGTGGAAAAACCTTAGACCAGACCGTGACGACAACCCCTACTACTCGGTGCTGGGACTGACTGGCGACGGCATGGAGGCGCTGCGCCAGATGTTCCCGGATGGCGAAGCCAACGACATGAACGCGGTGATTTTCTCGACCAGTGGAGTCCATGGCACTTATTGCCTGATCGAAGCCGTTGAGGAAGACATGCAGCGCGAGGTGCGCGACGGCCCGCGTGATGTGACTTTCTTGGTGATCCATCCGCGCAGTGTTTGTATGCGATACGGGTGCGCCGAGCCGCGCACGGCTGACGACATCGCGTTTTTGAAGAAGCTGCGGACGAGCAGCCTGCGCGCACTGTCAACCGTTGGCATGCCGACAAGCATCTAACACCGAAGGCCAACGGGCGCGGAGCGGTCCGATTGGGCCGCAGAGTTCGACAAAAACGGGGGGCAAATATGGATTTTGAAAGCATGAACGCAATTCAGCGGCGACTGCACAACGCGGCGTGCGTCCTTGGAGCAGATGGCGACGAGTACGGATTTGAGCAGCTACAGCGCGATGCAATTCAAGAAATTGCTAGGCTGGAAGCGGCGTTAAAACGCGCAAACGATCAGGCCGAACACTTTTTGCGCGAGTGGTATTTGCGCGGCGACGCGATTGAATCTGCGCTCCCGGCAATGCGCGAATACGCCAGGAAGAACCCCAAACACCACTTCAGCACGGACGGGACCGAGCAAGACCCGAACGGTGCCCACGCATGGCTTGAGAGAAACGAGATGTCGAACGACTCAATCAAATAACCGCAGCCGGGGCCGGGCCAGCCCGGTACGTCAAGCCAGCAAGTGACGTTTGCACTCGAACGACGGGCAAAAACACTGGCAGCATGGGGCGGGGACATCCTTTCGCCGTTGACCATGTCGCACACAAGCCCTCAGCCCGGTAATCCTGCTGGGGGAGGGTGGTGCGTAAATCCTCAAAACTTAGGGAAAACCCCTAGAAAATAACCGAAAAAAAGCCTTGCACCCGCTAAAATGGGTGTATAATTTGACTCATGGACAGGCACAGGGCAGGTCCAGAACTAAGGAAAACATCATGAAACATTACAGCATGAAACCGTACCCGACACATAACCCAGACTTCAACGACCTGGGACTTGATGAGCAAATCGAAGCAGGCTGTAACGATTTTGCAATTGAAGGACCAAGCGGGCATATTTATTTTGGCCGCACCGCCGACGAAGCCGCAGCAATTGCCCGAGCTCATGAGCCCGCCTGATAACCCAGCCCGATACCCGGCGAGCTGGGCATTGGAGTGCGATCCGCACACCGACCCGGCGGTACCGGGAATCCAGAGGAAAACATCATGCTGAAAGGAAGCAACATGAAAGCCCAACAACAAGACCAAGCCCCCTACTTTGTGGAGCGCCAGGCCATCCAGACAGTCGGTGAAGACGACATCATCCGCCAGGCCTTGGCCATCCTCGAGCGCAGGGTCAAAGCACCCGAGGCAGTTTTCCAAGCGCCTGAAACGGTCAAACAATTTTTGGTCATGCGAAACGCAGCCGAAGGTGATCAATTTGTAGAGCGTTTTACGGTCTTGTTTCTCGACACCCAGAATCGCATGCTGGCCATCGAAACCATGTTCACCGGCACACTCAGCCAAACCAGTGTTTATCCGCGAGAAGTGGTCAGGGCAGCACTCAAGCACAATGCAGCCGCCGTGGTCTTGTCCCACAATCACCCCAGCGGGTCAGTTCAACCCAGCCGGGCCGACGATCTTTTGACCCAAACCCTCAAGGCATCCCTGGCGCTGGTGGACTGCAAAGTCCTAGATCACATCATCACCGGCTCAGGCGGACAATCACTCAGCATGGCCGAACAGGGCCTCATGTAACATAGGGAAAACCCCTAGAAAAAAAGCCTTGCACCCGCTAAAATGGGTGTATAATTTCATTCATGGACAGGCGCAGGGCAGGTCCAGAACTAAGGAAAACATCATGGCAACAACATTCACATACGAAGCAGTCACGCTGAACGGCGTCAAGGGCTGGATTGCAACCCGCCGAATTGATGGCGTGCATGCGGGCAAGCAATTTGGCAAGACCAAAAAAGCTGCCCGCGAGGCTTTCGATCAGGAATAAGGCATCGTCTGACCCTACCCTGATGCCCGGCGAGCTGGGCATTGGAGTGCGATCCGCACACCGACCCGGCGGTACCGGGAATCCAGAGGAAAAAATCATGCAAGTAGCTCACATCAACACCAAAGGCCTGACCCAAATTCATCATGCCCTCGGGCGGCACCACAAACTTGGGGCCGATCACTTCACCCCGCCAATGCTCAGCGCATGGGCCAAAGAAGCCGAAGACCATTTCAATAATGGCAACGGCTGCTATTTTGAAATCCGCAGCTTTGACAGCAACAGCGGCACCCCGGTGGAGGTAGTCATCACGCCAGACGGCTACGAGGTCACCGCCAATGATGACTGAAGCCCAATTCCAAGCCCTGGCGCAGATCCTACGCCTACGCCAAGGCTCAACCCGTGAGGCCGTGCGCCTGCACCTGGTTGCAGGGCTGACCGTGCCCGATGCTGCCCGCCAAGCCGGGGTGAAGTATCAACTGGCCCTGAAAGCCGTCAAGCGGGCAAAAGATGGTCACAAGCTGGCCATTGCAGCCACAAGTGAGCAACAAAAAGCAGTTGACCCATTCGATCAAGCCATAGACAGCGCCGCGAAGCGTTTGGCCGCTATGGGCATAACGATGTCTTGGACAACAAGCTATCTCGACTCAGGCATGGAAAGAGTGCCGGTTTATTTTCCAGGCACTTACACCGAAACTGGCGAATACAAAATAGAGCAGGCAAGGCCCGCCGCAACTTTTATCAGTGTGCAGTTACTCTACCCAGCGTCAATTAATCCTGAGTTGCGCGGCTACAAAGTCACCAGCAGAATTGAATTCCCAACTTACATGGAAACAAGGATCGAATTCAGAGGCATTGAGGAAGTCGAGCACTTTATCGCCGAAAACGCACACTTGGCAAAATGAGGCAAAATAGAGCTATGGCAAAAGCATCAAAACCAACCCCAGGCCAGCCCCTGCAAATTGAGCATGTGGCTGTGAGTGCCCTTATTCCCTACGCCCGCAACAGCCGGACGCACTCAGACGAGCAGGTCGCACAGATAGCTGCCAGCATCCGCGAGTTCGGCTTCACAAACCCGGTTTTGATTGATGCGGACAGCGGGATCATCGCGGGCCATGGCCGGGTTATGGCCGCACGCAAGCTGGGAATGGACGCGGTGCCTTGCTTGCGCCTTGGGCACCTGAGCGACACCCAAAAACGCGCCTACATCATCGCCGACAACAAGCTGGCGCTGAATTCGGGGTGGGATTATGAGGCCCTGGAGCTTGAGTTGGCCGATCTCAAGTCCTTGGATTTTGATGTCAGTCTAATTGATTTTGATGTTTCCGATCCCATTGGTCAACAAGCCAATCAAACAGTCGAGCGCCCTGAGCCAAATACAAATACAACGAAAATCGGCGGGGCGGTCGATGATGTGGAAAAAAAAGAGCGCATGAGCTTTCAAATCGTTCTTGACCTGACCAAAAAGCAATACGATCAGGTCAATGAATACCGCAAAACCCACGGCATAACAGCCGAAGAAATCATTATGAGGGCGATTGAAGATGAATCCTAGATTTTACTCGGGCGAGTTTATGATATCGCCCGCACCGGTACACCTTGACGGAAACTGGTGCAGCCATGCTTGCACGTATTGCTTCGCAAACCTGAACCAACCCAGCAGGCGAAACCACGCCACTGACGTGTTGGCAACTTGCCGGGCCATTGATTCCCAAAGCCCCAAAAAACTGCCCGACCGTTTAATTGCGAACGGCCACACCATACTGGCATCCAACACCGTTGACCCATTCAGCGAAAGCAACAAGCGACTGTTCCAGGAATACTTCGGGTTGCTGGACAAGCGGGGCGGTAAATACCTCTACCAGACCAAGGGCGGCGACAGCGAGTTGATCGAGAGCCGCATCACGCGAGAGCCCGCGACTTGGTACATAAGCCTAACCGGGCGCGACACCCAAAAAACCGAGCCGGGTGCACCAAGCCACGAGCAGCGCATGGAGTTAATCCGTGAATTGACCAAGGCTGGCCACCACGTCATAGCGGGCATCAACCCCTATCACAAGGATCTATGGGGCGGGCACCCGCATGACTTGGTGGACGAGCTTGGGCAATCAGGCGTCAAACATGCATGGGTGCAAGACATGCACCTGAGCCAAGTTCAAATCGGCAACATGAAGGGTTCGGGCAAAGACGTTGCGATCAACATTGCCAAAAACAAAAAAGATTCTGGCATTTTCGACTTCAAGGACATTATGACAGCCAACGGGTTCAACGTCATGATGAGCGGTGACACCGAAGTGCCTGGGTTTTGGGATGAGCACTACAAGATCAACAAGTTCTGGCCAACCATGGATTCATGGCGCAAGCATTTAGACGGCTTGCGAGACGGGAAGGCCGTTGTTTTCAGTCAGCAAAAGATGCTTGACTACTTCACCCCGACAGAATTGGCAGGAAACCAATCGTGCCTGCAAGAAATCGTATTCGGGTTCGGTCGGCAAGCCAGAAACCTCGAAAAGAAAGACGGGAAATCACGCAGGCACCACTACGCACCCCGCTCAATGGCCCAAGTGTTTGATGCTTACTGGAATGTGGCTGAATACAGCACGCCCATGCGTTACTCTCGCTTCGCCTTGCTGGGTAGCCAAGATGGAGAAACAATCCTACAATGCGACAGCGGCAAGGACTTGTTTGTGTATGACGGCTCAATTCAGGCCGAAGGCGCACACAAAATGGGCCGCGAAGTTGACTATTTCTTTTATGTCTAGGAGGACATCATGGCAAGTGCAGGCGGTTCTTGGGGATCGGTAAGTCGTGGCTCTGATCGGGGCTCACGAATGTTTATTGCTCGTGGCGAAACCAAGCGACAAGCGCTCAGTGCTTATCGCTCTGGCAAGCGCGGCTGATTGAGCCAAAACAAAGCGGCGCACGTCTAGGGCGGGCCGCACACAAATAACATGCTGACACCCAAGCGAGAGAAATTTGCCCAATGCAGAGCCGATGGCATGAGCCAAGCGGACGCATACCGTGCGTCTTTCGATGCCGGGAAGATGAAGCCGGAGACAATCCAGCAGGCCGCATCCCGATTGATGGCTGACAGCAAGGTCAGTGCAAGGGTGCAAGAGCTACGCGCAAAGCTCGAAAATAAAGCCCTGTGGACGCGTGAAATGAGCGTTAAAGCCCTGGTTTCAGCGTACAAGATAGCCCAGAATGCAAACAGCGCCAGCGGCATGACAGGGGCCGTTAAAGAGCTTAATGCCATGCACGGGTTTAATGCACCCGTTGAAATCAGCGCAACAGTGAAGAGCCTGCCGGCAAGCGTGGATGATTTTGTGTGAGCCTGACACCATCACAAAAAGCGTTTGCAACATCACGCGCACCGTTCCCGGCGTTCGTTGGCGGTTACGGAAGCGGTAAAAGCGCGGCGGCTATTGCCCGTGCGATGGCCCTGAAAATGCACTTCAAACAGTGCGACGTGGCCTATTACCTGCCCACGTACACACTGGTCGAGGATATTGCTTACCGCCGATTCCCTGAGTTGTGCGAGCGCAAGGGGTGGCCGTACAAGCTCAACAAGGCAAGCGCATACATCGAATTCCCAAACGCTGGGCGCATCATCTTCCGCACAATGATGGATCCGCACCGCATTGTTGGTTACGAGGTTGCACACTCAATTATTGATGAGCTGGACACCTTGCCGACCGAGAAGGCCAGAGAGGTTTGGAACCGGGTTATTGCCCGCAACCGCCAGAAAATGCCGGGTGACTTTCCGAACACGGTGGGTGTGGCGACTACGCCAGAGGGCTTTCGCTTTGTCTATGAGCGTTGGCACAAAAAACCCGCCGAGGGGTATGTTCTTTTCAGGGGGCGAACAATCGAAAACGCGGCCAACTTGCAGCCTGGCTACATCGAAAACCTGCGCAACAGCTACCCCGAGCAGTTGCTAAGTGCTTACCTCGATGGTGAGTTCGTCAACCTGGCCAGCCACAGCGTTTACTCTGAGTTCGACCGGGCATTGAACAGCAGCACCGAGACAATCAAGCCATATGAACCCCTGCACATTGGGCTGGACTTCAACGTGGGCAACGTGAGCGCGGCGGTGGGTGTGTTTCGTGGCGACACCCTGCACATCATCGAGGAATTGACGGGGGTTCGTGATACGCCAAGTCTTTGCATGATGCTCAAGGACAAATACAAGGCAGCAGGCCATGCGGTCCACATTTACCCCGATGCAAGCGGCGGGGCGACAAAATCGGTCAATGCTGCACTGTCTGACATCGTGCTACTCAGGGCGGCGGGCTTTCAGGTGTGGGCCAACAGCCGCAACCCAGCCGTCCGTGACCGCGTGGCCAGCGTCAACATGCTGATTCATGCCAATGGCAAAAGGCGCTTGTTCATTCGGCCCGACACCTGCCCTAGCATGATCGAGGGGCTGGAGCAGCAGGCATACGACAAGCACGGCGACCCCGACAAGTCGAGCGGCCTTGACCACCTGAATGATGCCCTGGGGTATCTTGTGGCGTACAAGTTCCCGGTTCACCGTGGCCCGACCTCGCTCGTCAAGGTATCCGGCGTGTAATAGCCCCTATCTATCGAAAAAAAAACCCGATAAAATCCGCCTATCATGGCAAGCTCACCCATCACCTCCACCCACATCGAATACGGCGCGAGCCTGCTGAAGTGGGGGCGACTTCGCGATGCAGTGGCGGGACGAGACGCGATCATGGCGCACGATGCCGCCGAATCGCTTAAACCCGCCAAAAGCCGAAACAGCTACCTGCCACCGCTCAGTGACCAAGACCAAGCGGAATATGCAGCGATGCAGGCCAGGGCATCCTGGTTCGGGGCGACCGACCGCACGGTGAACGCGCTTGCCGGGCTGATCTTTGCCAAAGATCCCGAGGTCAAAACGCAGGGCGCGATTAATGCGCTTTTGCGTGATATTGACCTGTCTGGCACAAACCTACGCGACTTCGCGCAAAAAGTGGTTGTCGAGGAATTGACCACATCCCGAGTTGGTTTGATGGTCGAGTTCCCCAACACCGACACCAGCACAATGACGCAGGCAGAGGCTGAACTGGCAAACGCACGCCCTTACATCACGGCATGGGCGGCTGAACAGATTCAAGACT